AATATTTGTTTCTATGTTTTTAACGGATTTAAAGTAATTAAAATTTTGCTCTATAACGTTCCATTTTGCTGGAAATCTGATATATTCTAGATCTGTGTTTATAGCATCAATTGAAACTACAATTTCTACTAATTTAAATTTCTTAAAGATTTCTTTCCATTCATCATCAAGTACAGTACCATTTGTTTGAATTTTTAAAATTTTATCACTACACTTCTCGTTGTTTACGCTTGCTAATATTTTTTTAATTGCCGGCACCAACATACTTTCTCCACCCCTGAGATCTAATTTTATTGCGTTTTCTAATACTAAATTAAAATTAGTTTCTATAATGGCATTGTCAATAATATAATCACTACTTTTAAAATTTGATATTTTTAAAATGTTATCCTCTACTAGTAGTAGAGAACTATCCTCTGGTTTACAAGTAAGGCACTTTAAATTACATAAATTAGCACATTGAAATTCTACCGATAAAGGAAAATCAATGAATTGAAACATGCGATAGTTTTGTATTTTTTTATCAGGACTTAAAGTTACAAATTCTCTATCCAGAAGAGAATAAGTTCTTAAAGATTCGTTAAAAATTAATTCTGACTCATAGCACTGGCGGCATTCTTCAACTGGCTGGCCTGATAAAATTTTTTCTCTAAATTGTTTTAATTTTTCTCCATTCCAGTATTCTAGTATATTTTCTTTTTTAATGTTACTTAAGTTTTTAACATTACAACATGGTCCTATTCCGCCATTCGTCCCAACTGTGACAGATAAAAATGGGTGTGTGCAAAAAGTATTCTTAAGAGGCATTTATTTTTTTACCTACATGCATAATATTTACACTCATCCCAGAATTCCTTCATTTCGGGAAAAGTATTTAAAAACCATGTACCTCTACGTTTGTCATGCTCGTTAAAGAACCTATAAAAGTCAGCACGTTGTAGTTTAACATACTCTGGTTGTAATTTCCAACCTTCCTTCATCCAGTCCAAAACTCGTTGCATTCTTTGCACTTCGTAATCTTTAAATCCTTGAAATGGCTGATCTGGAGTTTCTAAATTTTTCTTCATCCAATTTATTACATCTTGTAACCGTGTTGTATATACCGGAGGAAGTATTTGTAAACTTTGCCAAGTGGGCTGTCTAAGTATAGGAGTATCAAACCAAACTCGTTGATATGTGGAACTATGATATCTCCTTAAAGATAAAATAGTTTCTAATTGTCTTCTTAATCCTAATACACTAAGATTATTCATAGTAATAATAAATGTCAAACTATTACGATAGGGTATATGCCTTAAGAAATTATCTACTCTGGCGATAACCTTTTTAAATTCCATTCCGTGTCTTATATATTCTGCATGTTCAGGAATGCCAGAATCTAAACTCACGTACTGCATAAAATGCTCTATATTTGTATTACATAATTGTTTAACATAATTAAAATATTGTTCCCATAATTTTTCGTCTACACTAAAATTGCTTGTGACATCAATATGTAAATCTGATTTAGGAAACGCTAATACATAATCGAATACTTTGTAAGTATTACGATCCATAAGTGGTTCGCCGCCGGTCATTCGAAAGTGTTTGAGTTTTGGATATAAACTTGGCCACCATTCCCAAAAGGCATTAACATACGGATTATTTTCTCGCACTGGTATAGGTCTTCTGCGACCGGTAAAATGGGAAGCATCATTATGAGTAGTTGAGGTGGGATATCCTCCAAAACGTCTAACTTCATCATCCCAACTACTACTAAACTGAGGACTACAATAGGAACACATAAGATTGCAAGCATGATTAAAATTGACTTCCACATAGGAAGGAATACAGTCCTCATCGCCTGTAGCATTTGAAATAGCTTCATAGTGTTCTGCAGCCCATGGTTCACCTGATCTGTAATGTCTATCACTTAAGTTTCCTAGGTCTTCTTGAGTCCAACAATAACTACACTCAGACGGTCGCTCGTGTCTAAGCATGATTTTTCTTTGTTCTTTTTTGTAAGGTGTGTTATGTAAGGCTCCAGGATTCTCTTTTAACAATGTTGTATCTATTTCATGTAACGGAGGATGATAACAACTATTAGTTAATCCAGTTGGAAGATGTAGACTTACTTGTTGCCACTTAGCAAGACAAAGTCCTTCTCCTAACTTTGTTTTCATCTGCTCTGCCGCAGACATAAAATTGCTTACCATCCTTCAATCCTACGAATAACATCAATTTCAGTCATCATTATTTCACTGTTACGTTGGCCAGTTGAATAATGATGTTTAAAGAATCGACTTTGATCAGGGGTATATGTGACAATAGGTAACCCTAATCTTTTAGTTAGTGCATCTTCGATGCGTTCGCAACCTTCGTGTGGATTTTCTTTTCCAAAACTTTCCCATAATTTTTCTAACATGTCAAAGTCTTGCACATAATGATGATCCCATCCTTCTATCATGATCATGTAAGTACCTAGTCTTGCACCGTACATGGCCCAATAACCATTTTCTACATCAGCACCCACACTTTGCCATATACATAAATGATCGTAGTTACGATTGTTAACACGTTCTTCAAATTCCTGTAGTGTAGGTTTATGACCACGGTCCAAACACATCTTAACACCTTCACGGAATCCGGCACGCCATGCTTGCTTGGCGCTGCCATTGGGGTAGGTTGTACTATAACAATTGTGCATGGCTGTATACTTAGGATCAAAGCAAAATTCAACTGCCGTTTCTTCATCACCAAGGCTAGCCTCGTGTGTTCGCATGTTGTTGACAAAATCTTTAGTCCAACAACTAACTCCACCGTTGCCATATCTTAATCCATTTACAACATTACGTGCCTTCCATCTAAAAACGTGGTCATGATTTCTTTCATCCAACGATAATTGTAAGTTAAAAAATTCTGGATCTGGAATATTATCTCCATCAATAAGTACGAAACGGTCTGTGTCGCTGGCGGCGGCGGCTGCTTTATGCGCCGCATCAGACCCTTTAACTCCATCAACTCTCTTTGCCCATGGCACCATGTTTTGAATCCGGATCCAAAATTCTTCTTTTTTGGGTTCATCATATGTGAGGAAAATGCAGTCTAAGTCTGCTATATCAATTATTTTTGCGGTCATAAAATTCTATTTCTAAATATTCTTCGTCTATACCCAAGGCAACGGCTGCATGTCCTTTTACTACCGGTTGCCCTTGATTACTTTTATATAACTGTCTTGTATTAATTGGATTTGGATCAATTACCTTTAGCTGTCCTTTAACCACTCTCAGTAAGTTGGTATTGTTTCTATGAAAGATGTCGGGGTCATCTAATACAACATAGTTACCTTCTGGGTGGCCCGATTCCCACAAACCAATTATTGTTCCATCGTCGTTATAGTACAACCTGTATTCTTTAACTAATACAGGTCTATTTTTTTCCATTTCCTCAGCAAGTTCTAGTCCCTTAACAAATTCTTGCCATGGATCTAAAGTAGTCATACATTTCCTCTGTTGGAAAATCTTTTTCATGATAGTGAACAGGATGATATTGATTAATATTATTAATTCTAATCATACCTTGATCAAATTCAGTTACATACGTGTCTTGAAATTTAGCAGACTCCGGGTAACCGTTAATAGACGGTTTCATATGTACAAAATTTATAAAGTCCATACTAGGTATAGTACAAAATTCTCTACCTATTATCTCTGCTGCAATTGCATACACTACGTCTGTAGTTGGATATTCATCTCTACAATTTAATAATGTATTCTGAACTGTTGTCCAGTTATTAAAAATTTCTGTTGCTCGTCGGAAAAAATCTGCTGCTGTTTGGCTGTATTTAAAATACATCAGTCCGTTATATACATCAGGTAAACTATTGTCATCAAATAATTTTCTGTATCTACGACTTGTTGCAATCTGTTGCAAATAATTTTTACACCCTGTGCTTAGTACTAAATCTCGTAATCTAAAAGCATGCCACCAATGGTCTATGCTCCTAGTTAGTAACAAATCACTTTCTAATTTAACAGTCTCTTTAAAAGGTGTTAACCAAAATGCCTGCACTTCTAGACCGTATGGGCCAGTAGTACTAACAGGTGCTTCGATTATATAATCAAACGCTTGTTTATGATGTTCTTGTATTTGTTGATTGGTTTCTGGGTCAACTATTACAGCAAATGATTTTATTCTTTGTGTAGTTTTAATATTTAGTGCTTGTAAATAAGCCAATTCAAGATAATTAACTTCGACTGTATTGGCCGCGATAGTTAGAAATCCTTGTTGTTCTCTATGATTCATAGGCTGTCAATTAACTGTTTAAAATTGTCACTTTGTAAATAGGCTTTACTCATAATGTGAACGTTAGTGCGAGGTACTACATAACTCTTATTTTGATCCTTAATAATTAGTCGTGGACCATGTATAGAGATAGAATTGATAACTTGATCTACAGTTAACATATTACCCGGTATAGACTGTGTACCAACGGTGTATCCATTTAAAATGTAATCAGCTATAGCAAAAGCATAATCGTTTCTATAATTGCGTTCTCTTATATTAAACAAACTGTGATAATATCCATAATTGTTTTGTACTCTCCTAACCAAATTAAAAAATAATTGTGCTTTAGGTGTTTTTCTAAAAGCAAACACTGTTGCCCATACGAATGGCAAACTGTTAGGTCCCATTGTACCAGGCCATTCCTGAGTCAGTGCGTAGCTATTTCTTTGTAACAGGTAGTCCCAGGGAGTATCAAAAATTAATCGAAGATTATCATCAAGTATCAAATAATCTGCATCGATTACAAGTGTTTCATTGTAAGGACTTAAATTATAAACCGAACATCTATCAAAGTTATTCCACGGCACAAATTTACCTGTATCAATGTCATAACGTTGATTAAACTCTGTAGAAGTTGGTTGTATAATTGTATAAGGAAGTTTTAGAATTTGGCTGGCCACGGACAATGTCTTTTCAGCAATACTGACATAATCTGTTGTTTCTGTATTAGCAGCAAATGCTACTATGCCTCTAGATTTTGCGGATTTTTCTAAGTTCTTCGTATTCATTATGCCAACGATTCATTACCTGTTGATAGTGCTGTTGTGCTGTTACTAAAAACGTTTGCCTATCTATTTTTACTGGATTTTGGTAAGTGTCCTCTAAATATATTTCATCTACAGGCCAAGTTTTTACGAACGCAATTAATTCTGGAGTAATTTTGAATAATCCGCCGTTATGAGTCATATGTAGATCTGTTTGAATTTTTTCTCGCAAGATCTTTTTGTTTATTTGAAAATCCGTAGCTAATCGAATTTCCTCAACTAAGCTGTTAATATTGTCCATAGTGTAAATGTAGAAACTGGTTAGTGCAATTATACACTAACCAGCGTTAGAGAGCAAAGAGTTTTTTACGAACCTTGACGTGTAACTGTCACTGCGCCCCAGGTATTTGATAAATTTGTAACTTCTGGATAAGAAACATCCACAGTTACAGTAGGAGTAACACTCAATGAATCATTAAATGATAATGCACCGGATCCTTGTGTTGAATTTACAGTTGCCCAAAAACTGATGATGTCGCCGTTGTCATTGAATGACCCACGTGTGCCATTTGTTCTTACTGTAATTGTTCCAGTATCGGTAGTGTAACTTGCTGTTGTACTAGTAACAGAAACCACAGTGACATTGGCAATGGTTAGATTATAGTAGCCAACTGTAGTAGCATTAGTACCGACGGTTCCACCAGCGCCGGTTCTACCACCATTTGTATTGGCGCCGAATAATGCTACTCCGCCTAGATTGTCAATGATAGCTTTAGCTGCTACTGATCTTGCCACTGCATCAGCAGTGGCAGTAATATTGAACTTTAATCTCCCGCCGGCATTAAAGAAAAATCTTGCTTTATCAGGGCTTTCAAAAGCCACATTAGCACCAAAAGATCTAGTAATTGTTGCAGATGTTGATCCCGAAGTCCATGCAGCATATGCAGTCAAACTGTTATGATTAGCAATCAAAGCAGAATTAGAAGCAAATAACATTCTATCTGAGTTTACGCCATTAATTTTTTGTTCAAGACCGCCGGAGTAACCAATTATTTGACCGGCGGTGTTAGCAGTTAATCCAGAACTTGTACCATTAATATGTGTATTAGCAGAATTTAAAGTATTAACTAAAGAAGCCCATTGTGTGGCTGTTACTAAACTTAATGCAGAAACTTGGCTAACGGCAGTTTGTCCATACCCGCGGCTGTTGGCTCCCCAGGCCCATACTGCATTAAGTTGCGTACTTGTAATTGATGTGTTAGAACCGACTAATGTATTGTAGTCTGCGGCTTCTATTAGCCCACCTTGTGAATATGACATATATTGAAATTCCTATTAACTATTCAATTTGACTATCGCTTCTACAGTACCTTCGCCGGTATCTAGTTTATTCTCTAGAGACCGACCGATTACATTCCACGGAGTCATTTCATTTTTTGCAGCAGCTCTAGCCAATCCATTTCCGGCTGAAACTAATCTGTCCCCTTTTTGAACTTTTCCTATTACTCTAACTGGTACTCGTCCACTTACTGCTACAGGAGGATGTGTCTCATCTGATCCGGCGCCGCCGTTCATGAGATATGCTGCTCTAGTACTTATGACACCAAACACATCTTCACTTAATTCTTCTACTACTTTGGTGATTTCTTTTGTTCCGCCCAATGCGACCACTGTGCCAGGATCAAGTCTTGAATCCGATTCAAATCTTTCTGCCAAGTCAGCATATTGTGCAGTTATGGATGTTCCTCTGAAAGTTCCTGCCCATACATTTGCAAACCAAACAGTAGAGCTACCCAAACTATAAGTTAGGTTAGCCGAAGGTAGTATATTAGCAGCAAATGTACTAGTGCCTGTTCCTCCGCCTAATACTGTATCTACATAATCTTTTGTGGCAAAACTGTACCCACTAGAACCAGCTGTGGGATTAGCATAAGCTTCGGCTAATCCAGATGTGGCATTACCTTTAAAAAATGGTGTATTTACAGTGGCTTTTTTAACACTTAAAATTATATCACCATTATTAGTTACATTTCTCAAATAAACGTCGTTACCGGAAACATATCCTTCGAAATCGTTGTCTGAACCAAATTTTAATCCGGTATCATTTGTTAATGATAACGATCCGTTTATTGTACCGCTCTGATCATTTCTTAAAAAGTTTCCTGCAGGAGTTGAAACTCCACTATAATTTAAATTATTTGCTACGTCTGCATTACCATAGAATGCTTGACTAATTGCTGTGCTTAGATTTAAACCTCTATTAACAGTGGTAAATCCAGTAATTGCTGTGGTAAAGCTAGCTTCTTTACTCCAAATACCAACCAGAGTATTGTCAATATAAAATTTTAAAACTACATATGTGGCGGCAGGAGAAATCGCTACAATTGTATCGGGAATAGCACCAGTGTTACCAGTGCTTGATGTACCAGCTGGCCCAATTACTGTCCAAGCACTTCCACTCCATACTTTCAATTGTAAATTTGTACTATCCCACCATTGTTCGCCGGTAACAGGAGTTCCTGTATAGCTACCACTGGATGTAATCATCGAGATCACTTTCCATGCAGCTGATGCTGTGCCTTTAACAGTAGCGGTGTTTAATTTAAGATATCGACCTGTTGAATCGTACCATAATTGCCCAGGTAAAGGTGCAGTAGGTGCACTGGATTTAGCAAAATTTTCAATCAATTGAACAAAATTTTGATTTAAAAATACCCCGTAACCTGGATAGTTTTTACCAACTAATGTTAAACTTGAATTTGTTTGATCTATGGTGCCGTCTGTTAATCCTCCTGAAATTAACGCAGTACCGTTTGATAAATTAATATTATAAGCCATTTTTTATATTCTCCAACTTACTTATTTATGCGTATTTTTTGCATTCTTAAATCCGTCCCACACTGATCTCAATTATCTGTTGTGTAGTTGAATCTACATCTTCAAGTGATTTCCCAATTATAGATCCTAATACAGGTAAATCTGCTTTTATTGCATACCCTGGAGTATCTGATGTAGTTAATAAATCTCCTCTTTGAACAGGTCCTATTACCTTACAAGGAATTCTTCCTTGAAGTGCTATACAGACCCTAGTTCCTTGTAATTCTTTATTCATAACAAAAGCAGGATTAGTTGTAACTACACCTGCTACTTTTGTATCATTTCTGTTGGTTGAGATTGTTACTTCAGCAGTTCCACCGAAGGACACAACTGTTCCAGATTCGTACTCGTTGTCGCTATTATAATATTCCGCTAAATCAGCATAATTTGCATGTAAAGTTGCACCAGAGCCTAGTGTCCATTGGCCTTGTATTGTGACTGGAGTAGATAAGCTTGAATATCCAGCTGCTGATAAAATTGTTACTCCCCCAGGAGTTTTAAAATTCACAACGGTGTTTCCTGCTCCGGAGTTATCTAACACAACATTACCATTAACCGATAATTCTTGTGCATTTACGCTGCCTGTTCCTGATGTAATATTACTATTAAGAGTGTTAAGATTGGAATTAACGCTTGAAATATTAGCATTAACTAAACTTATGTTTGATGCTATAGCAGCATTGACTTGAGCAATTACTTGATCAATTGAATTTCTAACATAAGAATAGGTCGTTACGCCTAAATTATTTGTTGCATTACCAGCCACTGTGATTAATCCAGTGGTTCCGTTTATATGTAAAACATTTGTGAAGGTACCAGATAAATTTGCATAAAATGCTATATTACCGGAATTGGATTTCTTAATAAAACTTACTGCACCAAGATATTCTTGTATTTCAAATTGATTACTTCCAATGAATAAATTACCATTGGTTGTAATATTTCCCACTATTGACGTACCAACTGAATTCCAGCTATCATCTGACAGGTCATAGACTTTTATGGTTCTATTGGTAGTGTCATACCACAGTTGTCCAGTGATGGGATTTATTGGGCTAGTATTGTAAGCAAAATTCTCTAAAAGTCTTACAAAATTCTCATTCTGATTTTCACCATAATTTGATGATAATTTACCTAATAAAGTCAAACTAGTACTTGTTGTATCTTTAGTGCCATCTAGCACTACTATCGCTGTCCCATCGGTTTTATTAATAAAATAAGACATTTTGATTATCCAATACTACTTAAATTAGTTAAAGTTTGAATACGTACAGTATAATCAATTTGAATAAGTCTGTTTAAAGATTTTTGAACAGGATGAAATACAACATGAGTTAAAAGTTTGCCAGTGGTAGTAAGTCCGCTTGTACCATCAGTACTTCTTGCTTTGAGCCCTAATTCGTCAAACGTATACGTTTCGTTTAAATTAGTGCTTGTGTCAAATGCAGATTGTCCAGCTGGCTCTCCATAATCTAACAGGCAACTAATAACTATATCCGTATACACTTGGCCAGGAGTATGTCTGATCTCCATTTTATTTCTAGTAGGATCTGAATTCAAAGTACTGGTATCGTCAACAATTTTTGCAAAAGTTGGGTTATATAAATTACTGTTACTGGTATTTGTATTAGATGGCAAGTAATTAATTATTCCGGTGGGATCCACACTGGTACCACCGTTACCAAAATGCATTTCGTATATGAAACTTTGTCCTTTGTTAGCCAAGCAGTAAGCTATTGCTTCTGATATATTTTCATAATGGATAGCGTTTCTTTTATTGACAAATATTTCTCCAGAATCTGGATCAAAAATTTTGATGTGTCCTTGGACGTAAACGCCGCTTTTTTCATCGGGTTTTTTAACACTATCTTGTTCAATTTTTTCAGTTTGACTGGTTTCTTCCATATCATTATTTATCTGGTTTATAATCATGGTGTATAACTAGGCTCCTGTCTTAAAAATACTGCACCATTAATTGTGCTATTTTCGAGCCCAACACCTGTGCCGTACGGAATCCACAAATTACTCTGGAGCAATGTTTGAGATTCGGTGCTTGTAATAATATTTCCATTGGCGTACCTTCTTGTTACTTCTACAGTTAAAGTACTTACAGCAACGTTACCATTTGCATTAATTTGTCCCAATAAATCAATATCGGCAGGGTATGCAGTTGTTGTTACCCCGTTTATAGAAATAACATTTGCATTAGGCACATTAATATTTCCTGATACTAATTCAATTGGTATAACAGTATACAATCTTTCAGGCGAAGCAAATCCTTCAATAGTATAAGTTAACGGAGAATTTATAAGCATATCAAAATTATTGGCGTCATACAACGTGGCCTCAAATCCCAAGTCTTGGTTTCCTAAATCGTATCCTGTTTGAGCCGATACGTTAGCAAGAACCCTGGCATTACCTGATACATTGTTTGCCTGAGTAATATAATCTCCAATAACTGCACTTACGTTTCCGTAGACTGTTAATCGATAGGTAACGTTAGAAGTAACATTTGCATTGCCTGATATAATGTTTGAAGCTATATTTGAATATACTGCCGATTGCGGAATCGCCTGAATGATACTACTGTCGGATACCCGCGAATTAGCGAAATGTAAAGTTGGAATGCTAGTCCCATGAACTCCTCTACGAATCTGAGATAAAGAGTTTTCGTATACTAGAGTTAAATTACTTGTATTAATGTAACTATTACTATTGGCAAAAATATTACCAATTACTCTATAAACAGTACTTGTTGGGATACTAGGTATACCAGTTGAATTGTAAAATAAAAACGATCCATCAGTGGCCACTTCAATTTCTAAGTCATTGGTTGGGGTTGTGCCGCCTAGGCTATTACCTGTAATTTTAAATACATTTCCTACACTAATTGCTACATTTGTAAAATTTAAATTTACAGAATAATCGGTAGTATAGGCTCTTACATCAAAATTTACCCCTGACACATTAGATTGTATATTCGAATATAATATTCCTAAATCAACGTTGATTAATGTATCAGTTGAAATATTTGTATTAGGAGTCCACAATGCAGCAGAACTGATATTAGTAGATGTATACCTTTGATAATAGTGTATTCTTTCTCCATTAATGAAAACCACTCCGGGGACTCCAGCAGCTGGATTAGGTATAGGAAGTTTTCCTACATCATCAACCAAAATATTAGTATCTGTAAAAGATAAATTAGCTGCAAGGTTTGCAGTTGCATTTGCACTTATTCGTGTAAATTCCGGAGATCCAATCATCGGATCAAAAATTCTGAATCCATATGAAGCAGTATTAGAAGAATTGTTTGTAAACACTCTCATTTCTAGTGTGTCATACATTCTACCAGGGACTAGTTCTTCAGGTGCATGACTACTATAGGTATCCACATACGCACCGCCTGATATGTTTATGTCTTCTGGTCTGGTTCCTAATGCAGTATCTAAATAAGTGCTATAGATATTAGAATCTAAAACAGTGGTATCTAATTCTAAATAACTGATTTTAACATTTGACAAACCACCGGTGCTTAATTCTTGAATATTGGCATAAGTTAAAATGTTATTGATGTAAATAAATTCCGGGGTTCCAGAAGAAACAATGGAGTACGTTTCTGACCCTTCTGGTGCACTTACAGTTTGTCTGAAACCTGTGGTTGTGTGTATAATATCTACATATCTTGAATTAACTACATTAGCAAGAACATAAGCATTACCTAAAGTATTTGCCTGTGTTATTATATCTCCGGTATTAACAGTTACAGGATAGTCTAGTAGCATTCTGTAAGTAGTTTCAACCACCTCACCGGACAATCGCATATGATTATTATCTACACTGATGATTTTAAAATATCCATTATTTTTAAAATCAAAAGGATAATATCCCTGTATTCTTATAGTTTCGTCTAATTCAAATCCTAATTTTTGAAAATCTAAAATTTCAATGTTAGCACTTGTAATAGTTAAACCAATATAATTGAAACTCACTATATTACTTGAAATTTCAAAACTGTTGGCAGTAAATTTTGCCGCTGAAACTTTTACTCCTGGATAATCAATGCCTTGCATTAATTCAGCAAAGCTATTATTAGACATTCCTATACTAGGTTCGTAAAAAACTTTAATTCTATCAGTGGCTTTTAACAATACATTGCCGCTATCCAGTTTTGTGACCTTGGTATAATCAAACGGCATACTGGTGCCCCATTGCTGGTTTAAAAGAAATGCTTCATTATTATAAGAAATGATATTTCCACTAGTAACCCATAGATTACCGGTTGTTGAATTACCAGCTAAGACCGTTGGAGGTATTTGTATATTTGCTTCGTTGTATACCCATGGTAGTACATGAGAATTGTATAAAATTCTGTCAAATTTGATAGATGTATTTGTGCTTCTAACAAGATTATAACTTGAGTTGTTACTTGAATATTCATTGCTTAAAACTGGATATACAATTGCCCCAGTTCCTACTCCATTGATAGTTACTGTAGGAGTAGACGTATAGCCTTGTCCCGGATCTGTTACTATAACCCCGGTTATTTTACCGGTACTTAAATTCACTGTAGTTATAGCAGCGGCGCCAGAACCGCCACCACCTGTAATTTCAACATTGGGTGCGGTTACAAATCCGGTCCCTGCATTACCAATTCTATACCCTGTTACTTTATAGGTGTAATTATTAAACCATTGTTTATAAGGATCCACTGTAGACAATACAGATATATCTGTTGGTGTACTAAATGTATCCGTTGTTGCATTGTAAGTGCTAGGAAGATCAAAGTCTGTCCAATCTCCGGTAGCTATATCAAGTGCATCGTAAATTGGCAAATATTCTCTTAGTTTTGTTCTATATGGTTTTATTTCATTGATATAATTTTCGTAAAAAGTTTGATCATCTTTGATATAGTTTGGAATTTGTTCTAATTTACGTAAATTATGATAGACATCAATGAAACTGGTCTTAAAGATCCAATCTGTTGCTTTCTGCTCAGAGAAAATATAACTTATCATTGCAAAAAATACATCATTGAATCGAACGGATAGATCTTTGATTAAAATTTCTTGATATAAACTTTCAAATATTGATACAAATTCTTTACCAATTTGAGGATCAAAACCTGTTACTTCAAATAAGGTGCTATCAAAACCTGCCCCTAATTCAACATTATAGACTTCCTCGTTAATAATCAGAGTTGCATTTTGTGCGCCCATTAAATCTAATGTCAGGTCACTTCTGGCCTCATATATTAGCCATTGCCCGTTGCCGCTATCTAAAACTTTGATTAAATCACCTTCAGCATATGATAAACTTTGAATATCTCCATATGTTGGTACAATAAAATCTAATTTCCTTCCTGTATCAAAACCACTCTTATACCAATCTAAGCTTGACCAAAACAATGGGGTTTTAAAAGATTGAATTGATGAAATTTGAAACGATGTAGATGACGACTTATACTGATAAATGGTCCATTTATTATCATAATCAGGATCCTGAGGAATTAAAACTTTGTACCCATCTTCTAAGACATTGGCATCTAAATATGATAATTGTGACGCAGAATCTACTTGTGCATCAAATCCGGTAGTTGGTAATGGTTCCTCATTGTACAAAGTAGTCGGGGTTGTTAGTAGTAAAATTGGGTACTGATTAAGAACGTTATTTACAGTCTGCACAAAAGTTCGTAGTGCATTAATCCTATTAACAAAAATTGATTGTCTTGGCTTAAACGAAGTACCGTACCTATCTTGCAGATTTAATAACACATCAGGAACGAGAGCCCCGATAGAATCAAATCCTACCAGACTATCACGCATTTTATCAACAATTTTCTTAGGAAATTGTTGTAATCCATTTCCTTCTTGTATTAATTCAAACTCGCTATGAATTAAATTTTGACCAAAAGTCTTGCCAAGATCTAAATGCAATATTATTTTATTTGATCGTAGATTTTCATTGGAATTAAAAATTGCAAAACTGTTCGGTGCCAGTAAAGCTACATAAGGTATTCCTTGATCTTTTGGATTTTGTATGTACGATTCTAGGGATTTAACACTCAAAGTTCGTTTTGAAATCAATGAATCAACTGTAGTTTTATTACCAACCCAGTAATAATACTTTTGGATAATTACGCCTGTGTCAGGATCAACGGTCGATGTTATTGAGTATGCAGAGTTATCTTGATATTTTGGTATACCATTCCCCCCTGCTGCTACATATTGGCTAGGTAGGTAGGGGCTTTCTACCCATTCATATATTTTAATTTGACTCCCGGGGAATAATGCTCCCCAATTTTTTGTTCTATAGGCGATAGTTTCTTGTTCATAATCGACGAAACTGGCTAAAGAAAGATCCCACCAAGTTTTTCCAATTTGACGATTCGTCCAATAAAAACTTGTATTATGAATAACATTAGAATTGTTTGTATAATTATACGATGCTGGATCGTACTTTTCTCGGTAGTCAATTTCTTGATCAACTACTCCTAATATTTTACCTTTAGCAGGATCTATAAAATCAAAATAATCTATAAGTAGTGCAGATTCCGAGTCATATGTAAATACCGAATTTATTGCATTCAGATCTACCCGGGGTTTTTTATATCGTATTAAATCCCAACCTGCTATTTCATTAGGATTTACAAAAAAGTACACGCTTCCGGCCTGAGTGTAATTAAATTCCTCATCTTTTGGCACGCCAATAAACATTGAATTATTGTTTAATTTAATTGATTTTCCAAATTCATAACCAGTTACCAAATCTGGTCCAAATAACTCTTGAGAAAGTACAAACAATGCCGGACTGTCAACAGATTGAAACGGGTTATCAACGAGATCGTAAATATAGACTGCCCCAGAATCTTTTATAAAGTCACTTATGTTGGTACTAGTACTATCAAAGGTAGTAGACCCATCATCAAATTTAACTTTGGATTTGATATCACCACCTTCGCTTGCAATGGCCAACACCGACGATTCGGCATTTAATCCAATGGCTGTGCCAAATTTTTCTCCAGATGTGTAAGGATGGATTATATTTTGAGTTGTCTTATATATTTCGATCCCTAAATCCTCAAATGCAGTTCCTACTCCTTGTTTAATATCAAGTTTTTGCCCCGCGGTAATCACCCTACTAGAAATCTTTAACTTGTTGTTTACCTTTTCAGCAGTAACTCCGGGTATATTTGCAGCATTTATATCATTGATAACTGAGTTTAAAGTGTTCAAATTAAATTGAACAAAGACGTTGTTAATTACAATACTATGACCCGGAGTTACAGTGGGATCGGATTTAGTAGCGGTGTACTCTCCGTAAATTCTTCCTATATTGACAATCCTGGAAACTGCACCTGATTGGTATCCTCCGACGGTGTATCCCACTGCAGACACTATAATATTACATCCTGTTGAACATATCTCAATTTGATTTCCAAAGTAATGATTTTCTCCGCTTAATCCAACTATTCTCTGGTCAAATACAAACTGATTAGTTTCAACAATTAATTTTTGAGATTTTGGTGGCGTTGCAAAGGCAGCAAATTGAACAGAATTTGCAACAATATAATAATCTGTATTTTCGATTAACTCGGAATCATTTAGTTTAACACTTCTTACAGTATTGAAATTGTTCGGGCAAGTATATGTTCCAGATAATCCATCAGTAAAAAATTCATTGATAGTTCTATGATAAACATAAACCGCACCTGATTTATCAATTGAATCAACACTTTCTCCCGGAGCTCCGACAACAATAACCGATCCATCGGAATTACATGCAATACTACTACCAAATAGAGAAGTGCTGCCGGCTTCTGTGCTTACAGGTAATGTCTCAATTAATTTATAATAATAAGTTCTTGCAAATGCGGCATACTTCTCTCCGGACGCCGGAATTGAATTAAAGATTATATTTGATCCTGCGCCTGCATCTGTTACAGTAACGGTAATATCATTTGTCGGAGAAGTACCTCCAATATCTGTACCTAATATGGTTAAATTGTCACCGATTGTATATGAGTCACCGGCATTGCTTATTGATAAATCAATTGTATAGGCAGTCCCAGTGGTCAATGGCACTCCTGGTGTTATTCCTGATCCTGTAGCTACAAATACTGTTCCTGCTAAATTATCTACTGCCCCTAATGCTACAAAATCTGTTGTTCCTGGTGTAGCAATTTTATAAGTTTTGCCGACAGCAAAGCCTGTTCCTATCCCAGGGCCTACTAAAGTTACTGCTACATCAAATTGAGCACCAGAACCAGAACCTCCGGTAGTAACAACATTAAAATTCAATCCTAGTGTGCTAGGAGGCGTGCTTGTAAATGTAAAGTCAGTAACGCCGGAAGTAATTTGTGCTATTGTATAATCTTTGTAAGGAATTAGTTCAGTAACAGTTAAGGAATTATAAATTGTTATCTCGGTTGGATTGGCGATAATTACCGGTAGAGTAAAAGTATCATTTACACTGTTTCCGGTGTATATCGCAGTTTTTTCTTCTCTTTCTGAATATAAAGCATAACAATGCACAAGATTTGAATTTGGGCCGGTTACATCTTCTTTGCCTGGAGCTCCAATGTAGATAAATTTTCCATCGTTGGACATAGCTAGAGATTGTCCAAAATTATCGTTGGCTCCACCGGAATTATCTACGAGAATTTGTTGTAATACTTGATTTTTATAAACATAAACTAAACCTTGACCAGAATAACTGTTTGGTGCTCCTACAGCTAAAAAATTATCTCCGTTTGCTAAAGAAGTCCCAAACTTTGATAAATTAGAATTTTTACCAAACACAGACGAAACTAAAATCCATTCATCTGTAGTGGTATTTTTTTGATAAACAGCCACTTTACCTGGACCCGAATAAGGAGCTCCGGAATAAAAAATTTGTCCGTTTGAATCTAGACTCATTGTAAATCCAAATTGGTCTGATCCTTGGTATTGGCTTTCGTTTAATGTAAATTTTGTATAATATTCCCAGGGATCGGCTTTATTGTAGACCCCCCAATTTTGGTCGTAATCTAAATTATCTACCCAGACTTTATCATTTGCAATCCATCCTCTAGTTGGCGCTACATTAATAATATCTGTGGCGTAATTTACTCTCATTGAGGACAATTTGTATAAAATACCGTTACCAATTATTGCTTGAAGCTCTATTAAAGTAGATAGATTTTGATACATTTCTACTATAACTCTAGTTAAATCAACTACAGTTTTAACTTTATAAAGCCCATTATATCTGCTATCAAAGTTTTTTAATACAATAATATCGTTAACTTGTAAAGTATGTGGTTCATTATGTACAAATTCTACTAAATTATCAACGCTATATCGAATTGCAAATAATATACCTTCTATGTGACTGACCCTCAACACATCCCACTCATCGTTTAAATTTTTTGCTGTCCATAACTTCCACCCTGTACCAATGGAATTTATTTCTTGATTTAACTCCGAGTAATTGTTTAAATCGAATAAAGTAGAATTTACGTCATTTTGATAAACATAACCAGCAACCGGTAACGGTTTTATTTCATCACTTACTGCTAAATTTTTAGTTTTGAATACGTTAGGATTCCAATCTCCACTAATTTTGTATAAATCGTTAAATTTATATGTAACGATTTCTGCTTCGGGAACCATTGTATCATCAACAAACTGCACCGCTGCTGGGTTATCTGTAATTTGACTTTCGTCTAAAGCAATTTCAATGTATTGATTATCATCAATTGATCCATATTCACCAATTCTTACTGCCCAATTTTCATAAACGTTAATGTCGGTATTGATGTTGTTGAACTTGGCTCCCCTTAGAGCCACGATAGAATTAGTAGTTCCTTTTTGTTTGATAAGACCTTGATAGAATTTGCTCTGGGTCGTAGCATCTATACCTAAATCAGTGAAGAATTTTCTATCTCGGTAACCTATTAATCCGTTGCTGAATAATTGTAAATTTTCATTGTATGGTTGATTCTCGATGTCGTAGAAAAGTAGACTTTGACTTGAATTTGTTGCAAAATTATTAATCATCCCAGACTTTAATTCTGTTGATGAAATTAGTTTCCAATTATTGACCTGAAACTTATCTGCAGCATTAATGTTCTGTAATGCTGTATAATATTTTCCTTTGTGTTCAACTATACTACCTTTGAGATAGTCTGTGCCAACTATCCATGGTTCTACAGTTGGGCTACTGTAAATAAACCCAGGTAATTCTAAACTACCGTTCCAGCTATCGGTCTTTGACCCTAACATCTTTAATCGGAATTGCCTATTGCCTAGTTCCGGAGAATATATAACATCATTGAAAACTGTTTGATTGTCTAATATTACAATATGTTCATGTTGTACAACGTTTAATTCTGCAAAACCTATTGATTGATCATTGTTAGATACGAATGTGAATAAATTATTCTCTCTATAGATTGTGAAATTATTTTTCTTTATTACACGATTATTAACATCTAAAACTTTTGATCCATAAGGATTGTTTTTTATTTCATCAATGATTGAAGTATCATCAAAATATCTAAGAGTATTCTTTACAGGAGTTAATACAAGAACACTACCAGTTCGCCATCCTTGTTCGGCCCAATGTAAAAATTCTTTAACACTTAAAATCCAATCTTGCTTTTCACCTAAGATATCATTAAAGTCATCAAAGATAAACCCTTGAGATATCAAATATCTTTGATAACTTACTAAGAAATCAACAACCTGTTGTCTTTTATTAAATTCAAATCCATATGGTATAGTTAATTTAGTTTGTTTAAAATCTTTATAAATTACTCCTCTAGAATTTCCTTGTGTGATTACGTAAGAATTATTATTTGGTAAGCTAGGAATAATAAAAAAATAAGGATTAGTAGTATTATACCCAGAAACGGTATATCCAGCTGCCGATTTCTCTACCAGAACGGCACTATACTGAATTTTGTTTAGAGGTGTTCCCTTGTAAAGTTCTATTCTATAGTTTTCATCCGGTATAACAATACTATCATTGACACTGGTAGGTGAACTTTGTTCTGCTAACAACGTTATGAATTTTTTATCAGTGAATCCAGCAATTTTATAGGTTAATTGAATTGATATCTTTGACAAATTATCCTTTACATAGGCAGCAGAATCATCGACTCCTAAATTTTTAACATAGTCTACAATCCAGTTAAGATATCCGGCACTACGTTCAATGCTACCTGAACTATGATAACCATTGACCAATATTGATGTTGGTGTTAGATGTTGCCCAGAATCTTTTACTAAAAACTGTGCCGTAATTGGGTCTCTATAAAAGTTTGTGGTGTTACTAAGCAATGAAAAATATTTTGCTGGTTTTGCTAATGCTAATCCTAAATTAACTGCATATGGATAATCGCTACTTCTTCTCCAGGCCGTTTCTGCAGGACCATGATCGCCAAAAGCAAAACTTGTATTAGCCATGGCGCTATCAAAATCAACTACTAAAATTTTCTCGGGACTTATTAAATTTCCCGATTCATCAACAGGTATGTAATTTTGTAAATTAGGTCTTCGATATCTAATATCAAATCCTGCCCGGTCTCCTGCATGAATATATCCTTGACTTAAATCACTCCATAAAATAGCATTACCGCCTGTATAAGGGGCTGGACCATATCTATCATTCCAATAATCAGGCTTTGAAGTAAAGCCAAGCATTTCCCATGGATGTGTATGCGGTCTATCGGTATCATAAAAATATTTAAAAACACTTCTCCATGTTCCCGGTAAACTTTCTCCGTTAATTATATCGCGGAATCTTTTAAAGTTCCATGTAAATGGATCCGACGCCTTAAAAGTATCATTAGTGGTGTAATCTATTTTATTAGTTCCAACCCATGACAAAAACATAGAGCCACAGATTTGATTAAACTCGGCATTTGTATAACTAGTATTTCTAAATTTGCCCGGCAAATAATCGTACAAATTAAAATTGTTAGGGGTATATTCTACTTTAAGATTATTGTAAATTCTTCTTTCTAATTCTAATAGGACATTATCTCTATAGTCGTTAAAACATGGTGTAATACTTCCGTCGTGTCCTTGTATAACTTGTATTGGATCTCTATAAGTGTTGTCGGTGTAAATCTCTGGAATATATTTTGGGTATAAACCTAATTTAGTAGGAGTTTCGGGAATATAACTTCCATCAGTATTGTTATATTCAACTATATCAATTAAATCTCCATACAGCAACGTAAAGGTATTGTAAAAAACTATTGCAGGTCTTGTTTGATCAAAATAAAAATCTTTATTCTTAACTAGCAAAATAGTAGACGATTGTCCGTCTACCACTCTAGTGAGATAAACAAAGACAGCTTTATTTTGCAGTACAGTGTCTTGAAAAATATTTGTAATTTCGTAAGACCGAATAGTAGGTGATAAAACAGTATAAGTTGGTAATTTTGTGTTATCCATTGCCGAATACGGTATCATATCACTATAATACCACGGGAACGAATTATTTTTTAAATCATTGATTCTGTTTAAAATTACGTCAACGCATCCAGCTACATCATTTCTATCTAAGTCTAAATTAGCTGCTAATTCTAAGAATTTTATTTTGAAGTTTGTATACTCTTTACTTGCTAAACGTAAAGAATCTACAAAATTCATTGCTGAATGAGTTAAGAATAGACTTGAATATAGCACCGGTGAGCTGTGCTGTAAAATACTTCCACCTTTGTTAACAAAGCTAATATCTCGTAAATTACTATTACCAGGTACATCTCCTATAATGTCAATACTTTTTGTTTTAATTGTAATCAAATGATTACGCATTTGTCCTAGTGTCAATGTGCTTAAATTTATGTTTTGCCCATTGATATCGAGATTTATTGGAATCTCGTAATAAGCATTTGGTAAAGCTTCGACACTATTGTATAATAAAACAAAAATTACATCGTTTGTTGTTAACAAGTCTTGGTTAACTAAAATTGCATATTTGTCGACAACTTTTGTAAGTGCAAAATTATCATTGGTAATAATTCTATTATTGATATAAACTTTAATATTAGGCGAATTATCACTCAGATCTGGCAAATTGTCAATTGGGAATAAACTTGTACTTCCATCATAAACAAAATTATAAATTTGGAATTGTTTTGTGAAATTATCTGCAATAGTCCAAATATTTTGTCTAATAGAAGTGCTGCGATCAAGATTTTTTTGTAATAATCCTGAGTTGGTTTTTATACTCCCCGAAGTTCCTCCTTGTGTGACATACTCAAAAGTTTCTGTATCATAATTGTTGACGAATTCAATGTCGCCTTGGGCTATAAAATTTTTATAGCTCAGTGGAAATCCTAATATTTCATCAGCTGTACCATTCCCTATTTTATATGAAAATATTTTTGTGCCATTAAAACTAGAGCCGGGGTACGTAGAAGTACCAGCAAGACTTACACCATTATTATCAACAATATCAAACAACGGGTGTTGGTTTATTGAAGTTTTTTGTTGTGCAGATATCCAATTTGTTCCATTATAATACCATTGCTTTTTTCCGTTATCACCGCTTCTTACAATTAAAACATGTCCTGCTTCAACTGTGGTATCTTCTGTTTCTTCGATGTACGCTCTGTAAACTACTGGGTTTGGTGCAACAGTCTGTTGAATAATTGAAAAATTATATATTTTATTTCTTACATTATTGTTTTCATCATTGGAAAATACCACTCTATCGCCATTGGTTAATGTCACAGACTTACCATTAATCGTAAAGGTATGACTACTTGTAGACGGGCACACTATACCTTGAATTTGCGTGTAAGCATTAGTTACTATTGTATCTAATATATTAACTGGATTTTTTGCAAGTGTGCCAAAGTTATATAACTGCAAATCTGCTTCGAATTCAATGATTGGTCTTTTAGCTCGTAAAGTTTGATTAAAATTAGGTGTAGTTTTTAAATATTCTGCTGTTTTTTGAATAACGTCCGAATGAAACCATCTATTGGTTCTAGTCCATGCATTGAGATCAATGCTTCCTCGATTCACAGTTAAGTAATCTGGGGTTTGTAAATTATTGTCTAATTCATCTGCTGTTAGATTACTTGCTAAAATTAATCTAATAGATTTACCAACACCTTCAACATAGAAAGTTTTATTTTGATACGATTCTGTGGCCGTTGAATCAAAAACAATTTTTAATCCGTTTGTAAATATAATTCCTTGAGGTGAAGTGTAATTAATTTTTCCAACAATCTCGAGATCAGGATCAAGTATCTCGGCCGCAGGATCAACTATCCTTATTGCCCCAACCGCGTCGCCCACAGCTCCGTTTTGATAAAATAAACTTGTGAGAGGAGCAGATATGTATGGTATCTCTTCTAATAGACCATTGAGGCTGTAAAACTCTTTCCCTGAAAAAGTATCACCAGCTCTTACTTTAATTTTTTGATTGTCGTTTACTGCAATCACTGGAGTTATGACTATTCTATCTATATTATTAAAATCTTTTACAATGTTAATTTGATAGATATCATTCTTCTTACCAAACTCAATTATTTCAACATGTTCGTACGGACTGTTATCGCTATCAAAAACAGTCATATCGTAGTATTCAAAATAAACTATTCCGTCTGCAACTACTGCCGGAGAGTCGTTCCAATATTCGTCATCTAATTTTCCGTTATTAACGAAAACTATATATTTGCCACTTAACGAAGATACCGGTCCATCAATTCCACCTAAACTGGCAATTAATTCTTCCGGATTGGCTCCTTGTACTTCTTTGTAAGTTAATAAGGTAGCGTAGTCTACTGTGCCCGCTAACTCCATTCCAGTCCATTTGTTTTGTGCTACCTCAGTAGGAACTGTAAATCTTACGACGCCAAAATCTGTACCATTATTAGTAACGCCCAGTACATTTCGTGTATCGATGTTTACATTTTGTGGATCAAATCCTGTTGTTCCTGGTTTCCCTTGAATATAGAAAGGAAAACCTGGATCATTTATAACAAAATCATAGGTACCACCTCTTGCTAATGTTAAAGAAGGATTAGGTATATTTTCTTGCCCTGTAAACTTATAAGTTTTTGTTACGGAATCATATATTACATCAAAAGTATAATTCAATGGCACGCCTAGAGCCGAAATTGTTAGTACGTCTGGCCCGTTTGATAGCCAATAATATTGGCTAAAATTAATTAATTTGTCTAAATCTACTTTAGGATCGTATGTGTAATATTCACTTTCAAACAATCTATCATGTTTGTCTGTCAAGCCACCGTGGTATTTTATTTGATTAATTAAATCTGTGTATGTTGTAGAAAAATCAATTTTATTAGTAACCGGATCTTTAATAATTAAAGACGGCTCCAGTTGATAATTTTGCCTATCTCTAGTGGGCTCTAGTATATAACTATCAGTATTTTTGTAGCTTGGTGCAAGTTTTCTACCAATATACCCGTTTACTTTTTTGAGCTGAGGTTCGCTAATCAATTGATCAACAGTTGCGTGTAAAAACTTTTGATTAGTATCTGTTCTGAATATTTCTGGTAAAAACTGTAAAGATTTAATTACGGCCATGATTTATCCTGTTTACTGATTAATTTGTCCTGCTGTAATGGCACTTATAATTTGTACATTGTTAACAGTAGCAGCACTTACAATAATTTCATTTGGTTCCGAATTAATCTGAAAAAGTGTACCAAAGGATGAGGTACTGCTTGAAGGCACTATAATTATACTGCTAACATATGGCACTAATGCATTATGTAAATAAGCACTTAGTTCACTAAAATAAAAGCTTTCTCCGAAGTCCCAGTTGTTAATGTCAAAATAATCATTGATAGCAGAGATTACCTTACTCTTAACATCATTGTCAGTTATATTAATCAAAGGATTCTTTACCACTTTAAAAGTTGCCCGTAGTGCGGGATCTGCTTTATCTCCAAATAAAGGTTTAAATTTTGCTGTGTTATAAATTATACTATCGCTAATTGATTTATAATTTTCAATGCTGCTAAATTCAATTTTCAACTCTTCGTTGGTTGGTGGAGCTGGTTCTGTTAATCTATTACTTGTGTCTTGAAGGTAAGCAAAATAATCATCGCTATAAGTTTTTGTTAACAAATAAATGTCAATTATATTATTTGGACTAGGATCTATTCTTCTATTATTGGGAGCATTATGAGTATATTGAAATAAAAGAGATTCTCTTCCTATCTGTGCTTGATAATTACTTGTTTCACTTAACGTGGTTCCGTTTGAAATATAAAATTTATCTTCATTGGTAGCGTAAAAAACAGTATCCTTTGGATAAAGATTTATATTACTTAAGATAGAATCACTGCTTTGATAGCTGGTAATTATATTAGACTGGTCAATTGGATCGTAACGAGAAAATTCGTATTGATCAGTAACTCTTGTAAAGAAAACAAATTTATTTTCAGGATTTACACTTGGTTTGACAAGATCAATGAAAAGATCAGGATTGTCAGGCACGGAGTCAATATTGTCGTCGGGGAAAGTGATAGAAATTTTTCTATTATCTTCATACCCATCTACACCTATTATTTTATTCCAAATTCTAAAAGTTTTACTATAAAATAAAGCATCTGATGAATCTGGCTGTGTATTTGTTCTTAAAATTTTAATTGCGTCTTGTCTAGTAGAAGCAGTTCTACTGTCATAAACTTTTACGTCAGGATCAAAATAAAATCGTGTTTCTCTAACACTCTGAAAAATATAACTAATACCTCTAGATACTACTGTATACGATTGATTAGCAAAAGATAATTTTATAAACCAACTAGAGTCTAATCCGGTATTTGACGTATTGCCCGCATAAGTTAAATCAAAATCATTGGTTGATAAGTTTGGTTCATCAATGATAACCCATAATTTTGTAGTAAGATCGTATCTCAACCCAAATGTTTTATAACTTAGAATGTTATTTTTAATGTCTTGCGTGATAGAATTTGACCAATCAGTCGCATAAACAGGAATAACCACATCTACTATTGCTCCGCTTGGAACGTAAATACTAAGAGTAGCTGTGCTTGCACCCGGTGTAGTATAACTTACAATGCTAGCCCATATTGTTGTTTTTTGATATTCTGTTTCAATACTGCCAGTTTGCAATCGATTTTGTGCATCAAAATATTTTCCGTTGGGTGCGGTAAATCTTATTAATGCTCCCTGGGTCAAATTGCTGTAGTTTGGACTATTAAAAGTTCCAATGGAATTACTGCCACTAGTGTTTGTAATATTCCATGTTGCTACACGTTTTACTGTGCCATTTCCTGTGCCAGCAGCAGTTGCCACAAAAACCGCCCCTACAGTATTAACTAATGACCCAATAGAAGTATAATCAGTTGTTCCTACGGTAATAATTTTATACGCTTGTCCTGGTAAAATCAGGCTAACAGATTCAATTGATCCTTCAATATTAAATCTCGTGGCTGTGTCGTAATATAGATGTTTACTTGTTAACGAAGAGATCAAAGGTTTAATTAAATTTTGAATTATAAAATTTACTTCTGTACTACTAGTAAATTGAAAAGTTAAAGAATCTGTATAATCCTCTTTATAAATTAAACCGTCTTGACAAAAAATATTAGTGCTAGAGTATTTTCCAGTAGCATCAACCACGTCAAGATATCTGCTTATTCCTGAACTTGATCGATTAACTGCTTTAGCCTTTATAATATTATTAAAAGTAGTGTAAGGAAGTATGTTATAATCTTCCCCAGTAATCATTCTGTTTTGTGTATAATATTGTTGAGGCGCTTTTGTTCTAATACTTTCTATAGTCTCACGGGCACTAGCATTTGTTACTGTGTATTGTAAACTACAACGTATTGTTAGTGTTTCTGCTCTTCCTGTTCTTCCTCTATATGGAATAGTAACAGGAACATTAGCTATTTCATCTGGTGTAATTTTATATGAAAGATTATTTGATTGTCTGTAGTATAATCTAAATCTTCCCACTGGGATATTAGTGAAACTACCATCTCCGAACACCAAATCAATTTGGTCATTTGCTCTTGTGCTCACGCTGTATAAATTACGGTCAGCTGTATTGTTGTAAATTACATTAATACCGTTGACAGCAGGTACTTGGGTCCAAAGTTCTAATGGAGCACCGCTGGGATTCAACGAGTATAACCAAACATCAGAATTATTGATATTGTCAAAATTGATACTTACAATTCTATTTGGTAATGTTTCATCAATACTAAAATCTAAAGTTTTAAGTTCGCCTTGTTTGAAATATAAGAAATAGCCGGTATTATTTGATTCGTTTCCTTGATTATCGTTTCTATATAGTATATTAAATTGTCCGTTAGGCGCTGGACTTGTTTCGTATATGTAAGTTTGTCCTGCACTCGTAGCACTAATAATTTCAAAAGGAAAAGTTGTACCTGCTATACTTGCATTAAAATTATAAGCTGGTATTAGGTTGTTCAGAATATCCAGTGCATATTCGTCGGTTCTAATACCGTTTAATTTTTGACTGGCTCCTGGTTTTCCGACTGCTTGGGTACTTACTAATGCTGCATTTACAATTGCAGTAAACTGTTCTAGCCAGTTAGAATTTGTATTATCATTCCACGATATGATTAAATTATTAAGATTGGTTCCTATACTATCAAACACTGTTTCGGTGGTGCTAACACTGTCAATTTTAAGAAACCCTGACGAAGGAATGTTTCTTTTTGGATTATAACTTAAAAGTCTAGCTAGCTTTAAAATACTATCTCTGCGTTCAGCAGTATCAATAAAATTTTCACGTGCGTTTAAGTCCGACCTAAATGCAAGACTTTGTCCTAAAAAAGCTATAATATCAATGAGTGCGATATACTCAGAACTTTCAGTAAAATCATTGAAATCTTCTGGGTAATAGGTACGCAAATATTCAATCATTGATTTACGTAAGGTTTCGTAATCAAAGCTTTGAAAATCGGCTTCGCGGAAAGTTTGATAAATTTTGGTCCAATCCTGTTGGACCAATAAACTGGTTTGTCTAGTAGTGATTGCCATAACTAATACCTAATATTTAATATTTATCGTTTTTAAAAACTGGTATTATTATGAGCGAGTTAAAGTTTTAGTTTGACTGTCAAAAGTTAAAAGTAAGCGATCCGAGTAGTTATTGGGCAAATAAGTTAAATCAACTTGTATTTGCAATCCATTCTCTAGCTCGTTAACAAGTACACCATCAATTTGCAAACGAGGATCATAGTCAACTATACGTTTTATATCTGCGGTGATTAAAGCTTGTATTTCCGGAGTTAAGGGCTCATAAAGTAAATTCCAAATTATTGAACCAAAGTTTGGTTGCATTAATTTTTCGCCTTTGTGTATAGAAAAATGATTCAATAAATCCCGCTTCACAAGTTCTAAGTCAGTGAGTTTGAATTTTTTAACTTGATTGATTGTATTAAATCCGCGATATTTATTCATAGTAAATCTATTTATTTTAAGTTAATGGAACGTCTGCTGCTAAATTTTGTATAGCATACTTGCCTGCATTAAAATATAACGCACCGGGTCTGCCCTGACTGTCGGTTTGTGTTCCTTCGTCTCGCCAAATTTTAGCTTTTACAGCTCCATAATTACTGTTTACCTCATTTTTTATTAGATCTAACAGGCTACTAGATATTTTATCTGCTTTAATTACATCTGGATTTTCGGCATCTTGAAATTGATAGGCAAGTGTCAGCATTCCTGCAACTATTTCTTTAGTGTCATTGGCACGAATAGCTCCTGCCTTGATAAGTTTAGGGTAACTTTCTTCAATAAATTGTCCCATAATTTTATCTTGAAGTTTTATATTAGATAAAAATAAAGCTTCTTCGTCTATACCATCGAGGCCTGTCCAACCGGAATTATCATAATATCCATACTTTTTTAAAAGATATTCGGTGACTTGATATCTACCATATTTTAAATTATCGACTAACGATGCATCATTGTCACTTTCCATATAGGCCAACTGGATCATTAGACACTTGATTTCAAAATTAGAAAGCGTGGGTATATTACTTTGTACTTGTGTTAACAAGATACCAAAAGGTGCGTCTACATCTTCAAGTAGAGTTCTTGGCGCACTTTTATGTAACGGAACTTCTATTGCTTTTGTTAAACCAATATTCATGGCGTCACCGGCGGAGTTTGTTGAATCGATGCTACTACTTTACCATTTCTTAACTTTAATTCTCCGGTGGCCCTTGTCCAAGGTTCGTGAGTCGGAGTAAATGGACTTATACTTTCAAATTTATTGCTTGACATTTTCCATTTTTTGTTTTTGCTGTCGTATTCGGTGACTTTTTGCTGATAAAATTCAAAAGGTAAATTTTTTCCAGGTTCAGCTGGTTCATTTGTGTTAAGATAAATTTTTCTTCCTTTTAGAGTAAGGTCTCCACTTGTTTTCCAGCCCCCGGTAGTTGATTTTAAAGAAAGTGCTGTATCACTTATAACCCCAAAATTGCCAGCGTTTAATTGATAATCTTTTAACGCAGTTGTTTGATATATTTGAGTTTGTATTTTAATATTTTTTTCTGCATAAAATTTGATAGTGTCACCGGAGTGAACATTTATATTAGCGTCAGCATGAAAGTTTATATCACGTCTGGTTCTGATATTAAGATCCTCGTGTCCATATACATTAATACTTCCGTTTTTTGTTAACTCCACCCATGCATTACCTGTTTTGTTTATTATATAAAAAACATCTTCTGTATCATGCATTAATATTGTGTGCCCACCAGCAGTTCTCAATCGAACTAAATTATCTTTGCCTTTGATATCACCGTCATCCATAACAAAGGTATGACCACCTTTCCTGGCAGGAAAACTTTGTATAGTAAAGATTGGTAATTGGCCTGCTTGTAATAACTCATCTAAGTTAGGAAAATCAACTGCTGTATCTGGGTACGTTCGCCCAGGAGTACTTATACCAAACACTTGACTAGGTGTATCTCTCTGAGCACTACTGGTTATTGTACCACGTACAGGATCCTTTTCCAATCCTTGATCTAACACAATATTTGCTTGAAAAATATGAGCTGTTTTTGATGCAGTGACAAAATTTGGATCGTTGTCTCGTTGTTTGGTGTTAGTGTTTAATTCTGTAACTGGCAAATAATCAGTAGCAACATCGACTCTGCCTTTTAGAGCCGGATCCTCGGTTAAAGTTTTATCATTGTTAACTGCACGAGATATAGCAGGCACCATGTGTGCAACTGGAGTATTAGGAATACAGGCAAACCAGTATCCTCTTGATGGATCCCCCATGATAAAAGTTACTAATACAAAATTGCCAATGTCCGGAGGCACTGCCCAAAAGCCGTAGGTCTGTTGTTCGTACCCGTAACGTGTTTCATCCTCGGCACCAGGCAGTCCCTGGGTAGATCCAAAGTACGGAGTAGCATAAGAGATAGTGTACCAGTTGCTTGGTTGAGATTCTTCGCCACCTAGATCCGGGATCCACACTTGTAAACGGCCTAATCTTGCAGGATCAGAATTATTTTTAACTATTCCTAGATGTGGGCCTGAATCTACTCGAATACCCGGAGTATTTTCTCTATTTGCCCAATTTGGTAATTTATTTCCTGCTCTTGTGTCTGGCATAAAAATTATTTAAATTGTAAATGGTGAATCATTTGCATTAATAGGATACGCCGATAGCGGCGATTGATCCTGAAATGGTCTTCCGGATACCTGAATACCCGGAATAGGGTTACTGGGGTTTTGTGCCGCTGCTGTGATTAGTCCAGGATCTATCGCAGTTCTGTTAAATGCTATAGGATTGTCTCTATTTAATGGCAATTGAGGAGCACCGCTTTCTAAACTTAAATCAGTGTTTGCTGTCGCAGCATTTTGATTTTTTACAGAGACCTTGGGAGTATTTTCTAATTCAACCAAATCATCTGGAACTCTGATTAAGTCTAAAACCTGCTCAAATTTTCCTTTTGAAAATTCAGACGAAACTGTACTTACACGATACACTCCACTAAAAGATCCGTTGGTTGTTTGACCATTTGACAATGTGATACTTTTATTAGTAATACCGGTCACATCATCGATGTCAATGGCCCCTTTTACTATTAATTGTATGTACACTTCCTCGGTATCAAATATTATTTGTCCAGTACTTGTGTTTATCGATGGCGAGTCCCCACTTCCTGCCGAAACTGCTGGCCCGTAGTCCTTGGATGTTGGCTGATATAAAATATCATCTTGTTTAATAAAAGCAGGATCTCCTACTATTCTTATTTTAATATTCAACATGTCACCGCGGGGGTAGCTGCTATATAAACTACGTGCTACACTTCCAACTACGGCATCTTCTGCAGTCTTACCTTTTTGGCCAGTCATTTGTGTATCAGCCGGTGTTACCACTATGCGTTTTGGTAACCATGACGGTTTAGTATCTAGGCTAGCAGATTTGTTATCAATTACATCATCCGACCCATCGTAAGTATTACGTCTTTCTAATTGTTTAGCAAATGTTACAACACCGGTTACAAAGGTGGCGTTGAAATCAACATCAAATTGTAGTATATCTTGGTTTAACCCTGTATAAAGATAATGGTATGTGCGTACACATTTTTTACTTTTAACTTTAGTTTGTTTAAAATCCGGATGATAAAAGTTTCCAGTCTTGTAAGGTAAAATAGAATAGGTTATTGTTTTGCTATAAGCCTTGGATTTGTTGTCATAAAGACCTAGTGCAATACTTGGTATTATCTTATACCATTTAGTTTGTTTGTATTCGTTTGCATTATTACTATTTTTGTCGCTGGAACTTCTAGCATTGTTATCGTTAGTGGTAGTATCTTGTTGTTCCTGTTTTTCTGCTGTTTTTGATGCAGCTTCAATTTGATCTTTGACGTATTTGCTCGACGATACTACTCTATCTATTAGACTTACAATATCGGTTCCTGCCAATATTTGAAATACACTTTTAGTTTTAAAATCTTTATTTGTGCCTTCGGCCGTAGTAGATTTTACACTATTTTTAATATCATTCATCACCACTGAACTAACATCAACTCTATTTGTATCAATTATTGGAGAGTTCGCTATGTCCGGATGAATATTAAATAGAACTTGATACAATGGGTTTTCTGTACGTCCTTCTTGATAAGCCACATTTTTATAGTAGGTGTTGTAAGCTGCTGGAAAACTTTTTGTAGAATAAAATGCACTTGATCTTACTTGTTCTTTTTGTTTGTTCAATTCTTCTTCTGCATTTTTACCTGACGCACCAACATAAGCTATTCCATACTTAGGCAGTTTGTTAATTTCAGATTCTATTCTTTCTTCGTCTTTTGCAGCTGATTGGTCAAAAATCCTTTGTAATTCTTCCCTACTGTCAAAATAATCGCCGACTGTTGCTGCCTCTACTGCTAAATTTACCGGTACTGCTGCTGCACTTTGATCAAATGCTGTATGATTATAAGGTCTAGCGGTTATTGAATAAGTTGTGCCTCCCACGCCTGGTTTAATTTTGAATTCTAAAAACTTTATTGCTACACGTTTTCTATCTATTAAATGTCCAGTGATTCCGTTGGTATTAGCTTCTGTTGGATTAGATAAAAAATCAAGTTGTAACAGATATGGTTGATCAATATAGTTAGGACTTTCACATGTGGTTTGGCAGGCGCTCAATAACCGATCAAGCAAACTCATACCATATGGTTCAATGATATTAAATCTTATTTCTACCATATTACTGGCCTTGCTTCTTGAATTTAATCCTACAACTGTTTTAAAAGATAAAGAATCAAAATAAAAATCCTCCTGGAAATCAGGATGCCAATTGGTGGTACTTCTATTAGAGTCAGCCGGCAATCCGCCGCCGGAACTAATTAATGCCCACTTGGGATAAAAGTCTGTTGGTTTATTTGATAAATTTGTATAATCATCTGCGGTTAATAAAAATAAAGAAATTTTATAAGTATACCCAGTAAAATTATGTAACCTGTTAGTCAAAAATGTAGCAGGTACGCTTTGTGATGTTGCAGAATTTGTTCCGTCAATTCCCGAATCAGAATTTGTTACAGTCATTGCAGCATTTTTAGTACCTATCTCTGTAGAATTTAACTCACTTAATGATTGGTATGTTTGTCCACGTTGCAAATTTACTGTTTCTCTTGCTGCATCTGGAGATATGCCAAGATTTGTTAATCTATTAATTTCGGCAGCTGATAGAGACTCCTTTACATTACCAACAGCGCCCGAGGCTTGATCTATCTCGCGAGAACCATTGTTATCTGCTGCGCCCGCTGCTGTTGTCATTGGTTATACTCCTAGATCTTGAACCAGAGTAGTTTTTTTAGGAATATAAATTCTTGCCCCACTACGAAAATCAAACAATGGATCTTTTAATACATTAGGATTTCTTTGAGCAAATACCCACCATAGTGCAGAGTCGCCATAGAGATCAAAAGCAAGCATGTCTGGTCTATACTCGTAAACTTTATCTATTTCATATAGAACATCATCTACGTTCTTGGTAATATTTCTATTAGACATAACATCTAAAAAGTTACCAAAGGTTCCAGTTTGAAAATACGGACTTGTTGCTCTGTATTGAATTTTAATCATTATAGATATCCTTTGGTGACTAAATCGCCTCTAGCAAAGGCTTCGAGATCAAACGCTCTCTGAGATGATCTACTGTATACTGGTTGAAACGTTATACTCATTTGACTAGACGTAGGCACTCTTGTACTCATTTGTGTAGGACTGGCAGTATTACTGCTACTTGTAACGTTAGGTGCTCCAATTGATGAATTAATAGGAAAACCACTTGCTCCAGATCCAGACTGTGCCACTGCGGATTTACCTGCATTGCCTGCTAATTCTATATAATCAACCTCTGCCGGCATTGTATGACTAAAATTAGTTATTATAGTGGGCACATGTGGTAAATAGTGTGTGCCATATCCGTCAAGATATACAATAGGCGGTGGAGCACCTTGATATTTTCCAGATTCACCATAAAACATTTTTGTAGCTGCTCTAAAAAAGTATATTGCACCTAGAAAGTAAGCAGCTTCTGCTGTATTTTGTACAGTAAAATCTGCCGTAATTTGAATAGATTGTACTTCGCTACCTTCGTAAAAATAATTGTTATAATTAGAATGTGTTAGCTGTTGTGGATTATATCTTGCTTGGTGTTGTACAGTTAGACTAGGAGTATAAGGAAAAATTACCCCATTGGTTTTTTTAATCGGTTCCATGACTCCGGCACTAGGCATATCGTACAGAACTCCTGACCCGGTAGCGACACTACAACGAACACGCCAATCTTTTTGCCCGGCTCCGGATCCTGCTCCGGACCCTACCATAGATCCTGTTCCAGATCCAAATTGTATAGCATTTTGGTTTATGCCGCTCCCCGGAGCTGCAAAACTTCCTCCGGGCATTAACCCAGACGCACCTAATCTAGACAAAGTTCCATTCAAAGCCGATCCTCCGCTAGATAACGTGGATTTGGCGTTGTTAAATGGGTTGGTAGCCATTGCACCAAGTGAGCCTACTGTTGGAAAAACTATTGGCATAATTATGCATCCTCTTGCTTTTTTATTATTTATTTGCTAAATTAACAGCATATTTAAAGGATCAAAATGAAACACAATTATTTGAATAATAGAGATATACTTAAAGAAATTCATAAAAGCAAACTTACATATTGTAGCTTTTTGACCCCAGAAGATGGTTATTATGATATTATTTTACCTGGCATAGAAAAAATTAATAAGAAAAATACCGCCGAAGGACGAAAATTACGGGCCGAACGTTTGACCAGGGCTGCATACGATGATGCCCAATCTAAAAGTACAGAAAAGCTCAAGCTTGATGATTTTACTATAAAACCTAGTAAAATTCCAGATTCTGACATAGTTTTTAGAATTATGACTTGGGCTCACATTCCCGCGGATAATAAAAAGAAAAAGCCAGTCGACGAAGAAGTAGTTGAAACAGAATACGATGATGCTGATTCTACACTTCCAACAAAATACTTGAAAGTAAACTTTCCCCCGTTTCAACATTATAAAATAGGCAGCGATGGTACTCCGTATTGTGTAGGAAAAAGTCACTGGAAGGGAGATTTGCATAAGGGCAGTTTTTCACGGGACCATGGTAATATGACCCCTAAACTAGCACATATGTTTATGAAATTATGCGAACGTTATGCTACACGTTCCAATTGGCGCGGCTACACTTACAATGATGAAATGCGTAGTCAAGCCTTATTGCAGTTATCACAAATAGGATTACAATTTGATGAAAGTAAATCGCAGAACCCGTTCGCTTATTATACTGCCGCTATCACTAATAGTTTTACTAGGGTTCTTAATATCGAGAAGCGTAATCAGAACTTACGAGACGATATTCTCGAAATGAATGGACTTACTCCCAGTTACACTCGACAAGGTATGGGTTCGTCTTGGGGTGGTAATCCGCAAAGTGGCGATTACAATGATGATTGAGCTTGACTTCAGTTAGTAAAATAATATAAACTTATAAAATGTCTAACTTATTTAAACGAGCAGCAGTCTGCACAGATATACACTTTGGATTAAAAAGTAATAGTCAAACACACAACGATGATTGCCTAAACTTTATTAAATGGTTTACAGCTAAGGCAAAGGAGGAGGGATGTGAAACGGCATTTTTTCTTGGAGATTGGCATAACAATCGTGCTAGTATCAATATTGTCACTCTTAACTATAGTCTCCGTGCGTTGGAACATCTCAACGCTAACTTCGATCGTGTTTATTTCATTCCTGGCAACCATGATTTATATTATAGGGACAAAAGGGATGTTCAAAGTGTTGAGTGGGCTCGACACTTACCGAATGTGGTCATTTGTAATGATTGGCTACACAGCGGTGATGTTATTGTGGCCCCATGGCTAGTAGGTGAGGATTACAAAAAGATTCCAAAACTCAGTGCCAAATACATGTTTGGTCACTTTGAGTTGCCACATTTTTATATGAATGCAATGGTCGCTATGCCGGATCACGGCGAAGTTAAGCGAGAGGACTTTCATGGTATTGGGCATGTATTTACCGGACACTTTCATAAGCGTCAAACCTTCAAAAACATTACGTATATTGGAAATTGTTTTCCGCACAATTATGCAGACAACCACGATGATGAACGTGGAATGATGGTATTAGAATGGGGTGCGGAACCTGAATATCATGCTTGGCCCGATCAACCTAGATATAGAGTTTATCAATTGAGTGATGTACTTGTTAACACTGATTCAATGTTACAGTCAGGAATGCATGTGCGTGTAAATCTTGACGTAGATATAAGTTATGAAGAAGCCACATTTATCAAAGAAACTTTTGTTAACACATACAATCTAAGAGAAATAACACTTATTCCTCAAAAAGTAGTTAGCGAAGATATTAATTACGATATTACCGGTAACATAATGTTTGAAAGTGTCGATACTATTGTAACTAATCAGCTTACTAACATTCAAAGCGAACAATACAATAAAAGTTTACTGCTTGACATTTATAGAAATTTATAATGCCCTTTTTATTTGTGGACTACGATCAAGGTGCTGGCGGCGAATACTTTTGCCAGCACCTCAGTTTGGCTCCGCAATGCATAAAATTATGTGGTTTTCAAAATCAAGTGAAAAGAACAAAAATAAACGATGTCTTTGGGCAAGAATTTTTAAAACCTTCGCCTAATCCGCAATTTAAAGAATCTCACGAAACCTTGTATGAGATTATTCCTACACATCGGTTTACTCATTTAGCACATACTCTACTAGGGAAAATCTATAGTTTAAGAATTTCGGTTCCAGAAGATCCTATACTATGGAAATATTTAAAACATCAACAGATTACTAAGGTACTTTTAGCGCCGCCGGCATCGATGAATCATTTTATTGGTGAACTAAAAATATTACAAAAAGAATCCCCAGATCTAAGTTGGATAAAACGAGTTGATATTACTATGGATCATTTGTCTTTAACTCTAATATCAAAAGGAATAGAACCTACTAAAGAAAATAAAGATTATTATATTGATAAAATAATTAAAATGTATATTCCCGAGCCTGATTATCCATATGATCTAATTATAAAGTACGAAGATCTATTTTATAATACTAAATTAGTCGTAAAAAATATCAAATCTACTTTTAATATAGATATTAACGAAGAATGGCTCAGTTCCTATAAAGAAGAGTTAGATGTATTCCTTTCCAAGACTTGACATAATGATCGCATACTCGTGCAACTTATCTTGTCGAGGGTGTATAAGTTTAAGTGATTTCCCAAGAGAAGGAATTGCTCCGTACGAGAATATTATATCATGGGTCAATAATTGGTCAAATTACATACAACCTGAAGTTATTACTATATTTGGTGGCGAGCCTTTATTGCATCCTGATCTAATTGATATTATTCAAGACGTACAGGGTGCATGGCCCAATTCAACTATTAGATTAATTACTAACGGTTATCTATTAGATAGAGTAATGCCACACGAATGGTTCAAAATTAATAATTTTGAGATGCAGATCAGTATTCATAGAAAAGATCACGAAACCTTAATTAACAAACACATTAAAGAAATACTTAAATACAAAAAAGATTGGCGTGTACATCAAATTGGTGGTAATGATCATAGACAAATTGAATGGCGTAGATCAGGCACAGTTATCTATAAAAGTATCTTTAAAGACTTTGTTGTTCCTTATAGGCAAGAGCATGATGTAATTACCTACTGGGATAGCGATCCAATTGAAGCTCACAAAATATGTGGAGCTCCTGCAACTCCAATTTTATATAAAGGTAAGTTGTATAAATGCCCGGCAGTTGCTAATGTAATTGAATTAACCGGAAATGCTTATCAGGGATATACCGGATTTGATGTTAATGATGATTTATCGTTGTTTGTAAGTCAAATTAACAAACCAGAATTAGTTTGTGGACAATGCCCTGACAAAAAGCAAGCAGTAATTATAGATCATATTGATATAAAAAATGTTATTGTCAAACAAAAAATTCCTAATTAGTGGATGTGGCCTTAGTTGGGGCGGGCAGGAACGCAAAACTTGGGTCAAAATATTTCGTGCTGTTGGCATGAAATTGATTGATGTTGGAGGTCCGGCTGTAAGCAATCAATGGATTCTAAACAAAGCTATAATGGAGCTGTGTAATAATCAATACGATTCTGTTATTATACAACTAAGCAGTATAGGAAAATTAGACGTAGAACTCAATGAAGAACGATACAATGAGTTAGTAATTAACGATCCTATCCGAAACTTTTCGTACCAAAATACTTGGCCAAGCAGTGCCAGTGATTTTCATATTAGTAAAAAAATGTACTATAAATGGTTAGCTAGTCCGCAATTAGAAATTGAGGATCTAGTATGCAAGATATTATTACTAAAACATTTTTGTGATCAACACCAAATTGAATTACATATATTCCAAGGATACCATATCCCGTGGAATAGTCAACAAAAAGATTTATTGAAAAATATAATTTACGATATCAACCATAATTTATATGAATCGTATCCTAACTCTGAACATTACAAATTTCACGACCATACAAATACTGTACCGTGTTTAAGTTATCAATTTGTTTTGGCAAAAAAAATTTCTAATCTATGTTGTCCGGAATATTTAGATAAGATTAATAAAATGCTTGCAAAATCCAGTAATGTTGTGTTAGACTAGGGTGCTATGTTTAAAATAAAAACTCTATCTGTAAAAAACTTCATGAGTGTAGGTAATGCTACTCAAGCCGTTCAATTTGATCGTCGCGATCTGACATTGGTATTAGGACAAAATTTAGATCTTGGCGGCGACGACACCGGAGCACGTAATGGAACTGGCAAAACTACTATTATTAATGCACTATCATACGCACTGTACGGGTCGGCTCTTACCAATATTAAGAAAGATAATCTTATCAATAAAACAAATGGTAAGAACATGCTGGTCACGATTGAGTTCGAAAAAGACAGCGTCGACTACCGCATTGAACGTGGGCGCCGTCCAAATACAATGGGATTTTATATTGGTGGTGAAGAACAACAAATTACAGATGAGAGTCAAGGAGACAGTAGAGAGACGCAGGCCCATATAGAACGTATGCTAGGCATGAGCCACGACATGTTCAAGCATATTGTTGCACTTAACACTTATACTGAACCGTTCCTTGCTCTCAAGGCCAATGACCAACGAATTATTATTGAACAACTGTTAGGTATCACTGTATTATCAGAAAAGGCAGACGCACTTAAAGAACAAGTTAAAGCTACCAAGGATGCCATCACTCAAGAAGAATATAGAATCAAAGCAGTCACAGATGCCAATGCTCGTATACAAGAGCAAATTGAAGCTACACGGCGTAGACAAACTCTATGGATTAATAAACAAGCAAATGAAATACAAGAACTTGAAAAGGCATTGGAGGTTGTGAGCGAGCTAGATATTGAACAAGAGTTAAGAAACCATAATGCTTTAGACGAATACAATAAAGTAACTAAAAGTATCTACGAAATAAATCGTTGGAAAGTGGCTTGCGAAACCGAACAAGTTAAGTTACTTAAAACACTCGACAAGCTCAAAGCCGAAATTGAAAAACTGGAAAAACACGAATGCTATGCTTGTGGCCAGGCCATACACGACAACAAGCACGAGGAAGTGCTAGAAGAAAAAAGAAAAACTTTAAAAGAAACGGCATTACAATATTTGTCAAACGATGAACAATTACAAACACATCTTAGTGCTTTAGAAACACTAGGCGATCCTGGAAAGCCGCCAAAGGTATTTTATGATCGCAAAGAAGATGCCATTAATCATAAAAATACCGTAGCTAATCTAAAACAACAATTAAGTAGCAAACAATCTGAAATAGATCCCTATGCCGAACAAATTCAAGAAATGGAAACGCAGGCTCTTGAGGAAATTAGTTACGATCTAATTAATGAATTATCTGATATCAAGGAACATCAAGAGTTTTTACTTAAACTGCTAACAAATAAAGACAGCTTTATCCGTAAACGTATTATTGATCAAAACCTAAGTTATCTTAATGCCAGATTAAGTCAGTACTTAGACCGAATTGGTTTACCTCATACTGTTAAGTTTAATAATGATTTAACTGTTAGTATTGAAGAACTAGGTAGAGAATTAGACTTTGATAACTTGTCCAGGGGCGAACGCAATAGATTGATACTGAGTCTGTCGTGGGCTTTCAGAGACGTATGGGAAAGCCAAAATCAACCTATTAATTTGTTATTCATTGACGAAGTTATTGATACTGGTATGGACAGTTCAGGTGTGGAAAACAGTTTAGCAATATTAAAGAAAATGTCTCGTGAAGGTAACAGGAGTGTTTGGCTGGTCAGTCACAAGGACGAGTTGGCAGGTCGTGTCAACAATGTGTTAAGTGTAATTAAAGAAAACGGCTTTACCAGTTACAACACCGATGTGGATATAGCATAATTTTTATAGCCATTACTTAGGTCATAATTATATGCTGTATGTCATGGCTATTCGAGTCCACTATAGTGGAATCACTTCCTGAGGATTGTGTAGGATTTGTGTATTTGATAACAAATACTGTGTCTGGGCGCAAATACATAGGAAAAAAACTAGCCAAATTTTCAAAAACTACAGTAAAAACAGTAAAACTTAAAAACGGCAACAAAAAGAAAAAGAAGATCAGAAGCAAAATAGATAGCGATTGGCAAGAGTATTATGGCTCAAACGACGAACTCAAAAAAGACATACACGCACTAGGCCCAGAAAATTTTACTAGACAAATACTTTATTACTGTAAATCAAAAGCAGAATGTTCATATATCGAAGCAAGAGAACAATTCCGACACCAAGTCTTAGAATCAGATGATTATTATAACGGACATATACAAGTCCGTGTCCATGGCTCCCATATTAAAAACAAGTTAAGCAGTTAAGCTAGCACAGGCTAATATCGTGTGCTCTAGACCTGGTTGAAATACACACAGGGACGGAAGCCTTCTCGCTGCAAGAAGCACTCAACTACTACCCTTCGGGATGAAGATCGCAAATGCCGCGATTTAGTTGTTTGAACAGGATTCTTTAAGGCTAAAAAGACGCAGTAGTGATACTGCACGTTTACATACTACGCTAGTATGTTGTATGTAAGCCGCCGTTGTATAAGAACGGAGCTCGAGGTACCGGACAACCGCCTCTGTAATGCTCTAATACTAGTGACTATGCTACTCAGATGAAGTCAAATTTTTTGCCCGCCCTGGGCAAAGAGTGACCAATTAATCTAGATGAAATCTAAAAACAAGTTGATGAGCGAAAGCGAAATCAACAGACTAACGAAGTTAGTCTTTTAAAAGAATGGCATCCCAGTTTTCTTAGCAGTTTCTAAATTATCTTTAATAATTTTACCTATTGCTTCTCTATCATGATAAGATAATAACATAGCATCTTCGAATGTTACTCCTCCTCGCATGTACCAACAAAGTCGCAGTGCTTCTTCTCTTAGGGCTTTTGATTGTCTTTCAAGTTGTTCAAAATATGCGACCATTTCTTCAACAGACATTTTCAAAAGCCTCATCCGAAAAAATTTGATTGCTCAAATAATAGTTCTGTTGTATATTGTTCTGAGCACTCTACACATTGTGCTTGAACTGGTTTTATTTTTATCTCTTCAATGTATTGATCAATTTTATCTTTGATTGCTTGATAAGTCATTCTATCTGTATTACTTACAAACTCTTTAATATAATTTACTTCACGTACAAGTTCGTTATCAACTTGTATAGCATCAATACAATTTACTAAGGCCATGATATTTAAATCTGTTAGTTTAGGAAACATCTGATGAAATTGTGCGAGTTTTTCTTCTTCGCTAAGATTACTATCTGCTAAAGCAGCAATAAGTTTTTGTTGCTCATATGAGATAATATTATTTGCATTTAAATTTCTAAATGTTTGCGGTTTGAGGTAAAAAGTTAAATCGTTTATGGTCACTGGATCATACGTCGGTGGCTTAATTTCGTCTAGGACCACTCTTAAATCTACACTGTGTGTATTTTCTACTCCGCAGTGCGGACATTTAGTGTCTATGTCCATTAATGGGCCGTAGCTTGCAATTCGAATTGCTATAAGAATTATATCTAAATCTATAGCAGGCATTTCCCATGCATTTTTGATATGCGGGCAGCAACTTTGAATCACGTCGGTAATACCGGATCCGTTCATCAATGCATCCGGTGTTTTAATTAAAACTTCGTCTTTAACTGTCATTGGATAGATAGCTATTTCTTCTGTAGGTGGCATATCTAGACTATCAGCAGGCCAAAATTTTCCTCTGCTAGGTAATTTAATGTAAACGCTAGGTTGTCTAAAGTGTTTGAATAACGGATTTATAGCTGAAGTAGCCATGTTTTGATCCCCATAAATAATATTGAATACTATATTTATAGACTACAATTATGGCGGTTTCAGCAAATATTCCGGGTGTGGGCAGAGTTGACGTAGATGGTGCAGCTAGTGAATCTACGCTACAAGCATTAGTTGCGGCAGTGGCCAAAGCAAACAATCTTACCTATAGAAGTATTAAAGATACAGAAAATGATCTAAAAAATCAAGCAGCAGCGGCAAGTGTTGCTGCTAAAAGCATGAACAATATGTCACAAGCAGCAGGTGGCGCTGCCGCAGCTACACAAAGTGCATATTCGAAAATAGTGGATAATTTTAGCAGCTCAAAAAATATTTTTGATGAGTCTTCGGCTGATCTAACTAACTTTGGACAAAATCTAAGAATTACAGCAGCAGAAATCAGTAAATCGTGGTCCAGAGCATTTAGTGATACTGCAACAGATCCTATTGCTAGAGCATCGGATACATTTAGCAGAGCTATAAATCTAGCCGGGCAAGGTGCCGGCTTATTGGGTAATAATATTTCCAAAGTAATACCTGGTAAGTTAGGCCTGGGCACTCAGGCATTTGTTAAAGGAGCTGTAGCTCTAGGTCAAGAAGGCTTCCAGATGGTCAATTCCATCTTGGCCACCGAAATGCAGGCAACAGTAAAAACTATGTCTACATTCAATGAAATGGGAGCAACATTTGGTGGCGGCATGATGGAAATGCGTACCATGGCGTTGGATAGCGGACTAAGCTTACAACAATTTGGTGCAGTAATAAGAGAAAATCGTAACGAAGTTCTAGGATTGGGAGGGACACTAGCCGACGGCAGTTTAAAAGTTTCTCGTACCATGGAACAATTATCTACACAAACAGGTACATCAGGCCGTAGCTTGCGTGAAGAATTGCTTAACATGGGCATAAGCTTAGAGGAACAAGGCAAAATAGCAATCAGTTACATGGCAAATCAACGTGCTTTAACTTCAACTACAGCAATGAGAGGAGCCAGCGAAAAAGATATTGCCATGAAAACCCGTCAATATGCTGAAGATCTTAAAATATTATCTGAACAAACCGGCAAAGATGCCAAGGCAATAGCAGACAAAGCCAGACAAGAATCTATGCGATCTGCAGTATTAGGCAAGTTAACTAAAACTGAACAGGATGGGCTTCAAGCCAGTTTACGTGGCATGGAAACAGTGCCTGATTCTATTAGAGATAATTTTAAAACAGCTTTATTACAACAACTGGCCGGTGGAACTATTACCGATCCACTGGTAGCAGGTAACGAAGAATACATGAAGTATGTCAAGGAAGCAGCGGCCCGTATACGGCAAGGCGGCGACAATGTGCAAAACGAACAATTAAAATCAACTGCCAGACTGGCTCAGACAATAAAAAAGCAGGCCGAAATTGGCGACACTGTTGGTAATTTCGCAGACACAGCTAGACTGTACAATTCCAATGTTGATGCTTTTACTGCCAAGCAGGCAGATGCTTCGAATGCTTTTATTTTGGCTTCCACTAATTTAACCGAGGAAGGAATTGATAAAAGCAAAGCAGCCATGGGAGAAGCAGCAAACACTACAGAAAAACTCCAAACATCAATGACGCAAATGCAGATAGCTGCGTCTGATTTTAACAAAAATCTAGGACATATAGCTAGTAATCTACTACCAACGTATGCTGGTATAGTTAAGTCTACAAACGAAGCCATGACAAGTTTAATGACTACGATGCAAAGACTAGCAACAGGTAATCTAAACCTTGACACGTTTTTAAAAGATTTAAAAAATGGAATTTTACGAACATTAAAAGAAAATTTTGGCACACAAGCTCCTGCAGGTGCAGCGTCCGGAAGAGCTGCAGAACGGCGTGCAAATCGAGCACCTTTGCCGGAAGTAGACATGGAGGTAAGACAAGGTGGTCCCACAACTGTAACTAATCCGGATCAGGCAAATCAAGCACCTCCTCCTACTAGAGAACCTGGAAGAGCTGTAGAACGCCGAGAAATTGGTGGTCCTGTAATGGCAGATATGCCGTATCTAATAGGTGAAGCAGGGCCAGAACTATTTGTACCCGACGCAGCCGGGCAAATTTTAACAATGAAGACAATGCAAGAAAGATTTTCTGCTTTAAAGTCTATGCAGTCAAGTCAACAAGATACAAGCAAAGCAAACGAAACAGATTCAACACAATCAACCAAAGAAATCTTAACTTCATTTATTGAAGGATCAAATGGAGTAGCATCAATTATGAATGCGATGAAAAATCAAATAGCTGACGATAATAAACAGCAACTTAGCATGCTTCAAGAACAAATTGCGAAATTAGATGATTTAGTTTCTACAATGAAAGACAATGTCAGAGCTAGTGAAAATATCGTAAATGTACTAGCATAATCCGGTAAATATAGGAACAAATAAAACATAATATGACCTGGCGAAAATACTTTAAATCATCAAATTTACCTAGTAATGTAAGTCCTCTTGGTAGTGGTAAACTGGCTGATCCTGGCTATAGAAATTACCAAAGCAATTTACCAGAAGTTTATATAGGTCATCCGAATAGAGTTGAGAGATATAATCAATACGAACAAATGGACATGGATTCGGAAATTAATGCAGCACTAGATATTTTAGCCGAATTCATGACTCAGAAAAACGAAGCAAATGGGACTGCATTTGATATTCATTTCAAAGAAAAACCGACAGATAACGAAGTTAAAATTATTAAAGAACAACTGCAACAATGGGTATCATTGAACGAATTAAACAAAAGAATATTTAAAATTGTACGAAATGTTATCAAATATGGCGATCAAATTTTTATTCGAGACCCGGAAAACTTTAAACTATTTTGGACAGAAATGTCTAAAGTTACCAAAGTAATCGTAAATGAAGCTGAAGGAAAAAAGCCTGAGCAATATATACTGAAAGATCTAAATCCTAATTTTCAAAACTTAACAGTAACAGCGGTTGCATCTACAGACACTTATATAAATCATCCACAAGTTGGAGGTCCCAGCGGCTCTTATATCCAACCCGCAACTCCTTACAGTGGAGGCAGTAGATTCGCTCATGCTCAAAACGAAGCTGCTATCAATGCAGAACATGTCATGCACATAAGTTTAACTGAAGGTTTAGATGTTTATTGGCCCTTTGGTAACAGCGTATTAGAAAACGTTTTTAAAGTTTTTAAACAAAAAGAATTGCTAGAAGATAGTATTATTATCTATCGTGTACAACGTGCACCAGAGCGTAGAGTGTTCAAAATTGATACAGGTAATATGCCTAGTCATATGGCAATGGCATTTGTTGAAAGAATTAAAAACGAAATACATCAACGTAGAATTCCTACACAGACCGGTGGTGGTCAAAATATGATGGATGCTACGTATAATCCATTGGCAATTATGGAAGATTATTTCTTCCCAACCACTGCAGACGGTCGTGGATCTAGTGTTGACGTACTACCAGGTGGCCAAAATCTAGGCGAAATTACTGATCTAAGATTTTTTACTAATAAATTATTTAGAGGGTTAAGAATTCCAAGTTCATACTTACCTACTGGAGTAGACGACGGAACTCAAGCAATTAGCGACGGAAGAGTAGGAACAGCACTGATCCAAGAGTGGAGATTTAATCAGTACTGCAAACGATTACAGTCTTTAATTATTGATAAATTAGACCAAGAATTTAAGTTGTTTATGCGTTGGCGCGGGGTTAACATAGATGGGCAATTATTTGATTTAATATTTGAAGAACCGCAAAACTTTGCTCAATACAGACAAGCTGATATAGATACTGCTAGAATTAATACATTTACTGCATTAGAGCAGGTGCCTTACATGAGTAAACGCTTCTTAATGAAACGTTATTTGGGAATGACAGAACAGGAAATGCAGGAAAATGAAGAAATGTGGGCTGAAGAACAAGGCGACATTGAAATTGCAAGTGCGGAAGATCCAAATCTGCGTAGCGTAGGAGTAACCCCAGCTGGATTGTCGGGTGATCTAGACGCAGTAGCGCCACCACCAGAATCTGGAGCCGAAGCCGGTGCTATGCCGCAACAAGGTATGAGTCCCATGGGAGGCCCCCCGGCCGCGGCCGGAGCACCAGCTGCACCAGCTGGTCCAATGACAGTTTAATGCATTTTGGGTAAATAATATTATGATCTTAAATGAATTATACAACTTACCCAAACCTGGTTATCAGTCCGAAAAAGAAGATAACACGCCAATGAAGTTGGGCGATTTGCGTAAAACTCGTTTAACTCTTGGCGATTTAAATCGTTTACGTATGGCCAATGATGTTCGTAAAGTCGAACATGAAAATAAATTAGAACAGATTTCTAAGCAATACAAACCGCCGGCCGCAGCTGGTCCTGCTGTATAATCTCAAAAACCTTCAAAAAACACCCATTTAAACCCGTAATCTACGCAGTTTTGTAAATAATTAACAAGCCATATTATTTAAGGAGTTCCTAATGAACAAATATGAACAGCTAATTGAACACATTATTAACGACGACGAAGATAAAGCTCGTGCGTTGTTTCATCAAATTGTAGTTGAAAGATCACGTGATATTTACGAGTCTTTGATGGATGAAGAATATACTGAAGAAGATATTCATGCAGAAAATCCAGTTGAAGATATGATGGGCGAAATTCAAGCCGACGAAACCAATGGAATTGGCGAAGGTGGCGATGAAGACGATCTAGACATGGATCTAGGTGACGAGGATGGCGAAGAAGGCATGGATGACATGGGTCCAGAAATGGGCATGGATGACATGGGCGACGAGGGCGATCTAGAGCAAAAAGTTATGGATCTTGAGTCCGAACTGGAAGCATTGAAAGCAGAATTTGAAGCTTTAATGGGCGACGAGAGTGACGATGACGGCATGGACATGGACAACATGGATGACATGGGTGGCGACGGCGACGAGTTCAAGATGATGGAAGAGTCCGACGATGATGACGAAGAAGAAGTTACAGAAGCTAAAGATGATGACGAAGAAGATGACGAAGAAATGACTGAGTCGGTACAACGTAAACCTCTTCCGAAGACTGCTGTTGACTTAATGCGTGAATACGTAGAAAAAATTTCAGCACCAAGCAACACTGAGTTTACTCCGGTAGGCACCGGTGCAGGCGGCGATAAGCCAGCTGGTAACACAGCCAATCCACTAGCAGGTAAAAATGATATGGGCGGTAGTTCAGCTAATATTGCCAAAGGTGGTAGCGAATCAGCACCAGATGGTCAGCGTCCAAATGGTAAAGCAGGTGGTTTCTTGAAGAACCCACAAGAGCATCCAGAAGCAAAAAAGAATGTTAACGTCCCAGGCGGTAACAAAGGTGCCCAAAATTGGTACAGCAACAAAGCAAGTGCTAAAAAGGGCGAAGGGCAAACTACCGATGGATCAGTACCTGTCCAAAAGAAGAGTATTGAACCAGGTGGTAATTAATTAGGGCAATAATATGGCTTTGTACCTAAAAGAGAATCTTACTTTTGATCGGGCACAGATAGAAGTTTTAACCGAAGACTCTACAACCGGTCAAGGTAAGAATCTATATATGAAAGGGATATTCATCGAGGGAGGTGTAAAGAACGCTAACCAACGTGTTTATCCCGTTCAAGAAATCGCTAAAGCCGTAAATCAGATCAATGAACAAATCAAGAGCGGACATAGTGTTCTTGGTGAAGTTGATCACCCTGATGACTTAAAGATTAACTTGGATCGTGTGTCACATATGATTGAACAAATGTGGATGGACGGTCCTTGCGGTCACGGTAAACTAAAGATTCTACCAACTCCGATGGGTAAACTTGTTGAGGCAATGATTACTTCGGGTGTTAAGTTGGGTGTTAGTAGTCGTGGAAGCGGTGAAGTAAATGAAAGCTCAGGACATGTTAGCGGATTTGATATCATTACCGTTGACATTGTAGCACAGCCTTCGGCTCCACATGCATATCCTAAAGCAATCTATGAGGGCTTGATGAATATGCGTCATGGACACCGAGTGTTAGAAGTGGCTCGTGATGCCACGCAAAATCAAAGAGTACAGCGGTACCTGAAAGAAGGCATAACACGCCTTATCAATGACCTTAAGTTAAAATAGGAGAGTCGTAATGACACTAGATGCATTGAAACCATTGTTAGATAGTGGAATCATTAACGAAGACACTCAGCAAGCAATCACCGAAGCTTGGGAAGCAAAACTTCTCGAGGCACGTGAGCAAGTGAGAGCTGAACTTCGTGAAGAATTCGCACAACGCTATCAACATGACAAACAAGTAATGGTTGAAGCTCTAGATAAAATGGTAACTGAAAGTCTACAAAGTGAACTGGAAGAGTTTGCTACAGAGAAAGCAAAACTAGCTGAAGAT